ATGGGCAAAGGAACAACATTCATCTATCCAAGCTTGGGTATATGAAAATAATGACGATGCCAACCTAGCCTCACGTGCTCTTGACTTGTTTAAAAAAGATATTGGTATAGAAACTCCAAAGACTAAGTCATCTTCTAAAAAACCGACTAAACAATCTGCTGCAGATATGGTCTCTACTAAAACAACTAGTATTGAACCAACGCAGGAGAAAGTATGGTCATTAAGGGAGATAGAAGCCATGTCTGTACAAGAATTTGATAAGTTCGAAACTGAAATATCAGATGCTATGCAGGAAGGCAGAATCTCAAATTAAACTATATTAACTTAAAGGAGAAGTATCATGGCTCAATTTTTTGAACCCTCAACAGATACAAATGCTAACTTTGCAAACTCCGTAAGTGGACAAACTAATAGTTTCTTTTTACCTTCGGTTTACTCTAAAAAGGTTTTAAACTTTTTCAGAAAAGCCTCGGTAATTGAAGCTATCACTAACACCGACTATGCCGGTGAGATATCCTCTTTCGGAGACTCTGTAAAGATTATTAAAGAACCTGTAATTTCTGTGTCAGACTACACAAGAAATTCAGACACAACTGAAACTAGACTAACAGACCAAGAAATTTCTTTGGTTGTTGATAGTGCTAAAGCTTTCAAATTCATCGTAGATGATATTGAAACTAACATGTCACATGTCAACTTCAAAGAGGTTGCTTCAAGCTCGGCTGCTTATGCATTGAAAGATTCATATGACGCTGCTGTTTTAGCAACTATGTTTTCTGGCTGTTCTGCAAGTTCACCTGACCACATCATAGGTTCAGACAGTGCTACTGCTGATTCTACTATGACACACGCAACCAACTCTGTTGACTTGCTTGGTTCAGATGGAACTGGTGTAGATGCTATTGACCTTATGGCAAGAATGGCAAGACTTTTAGACGACCAAAATGTACCTGAAGAAGGTAGATGGTTTGTTGCACCTCCTTCATTCTATGAAGAGCTGTCACAATCTGGTTCTAAAATGCTTTCTGTTGACTTTAACGCTGGTCAAGGCTCAATCAGAAACGGATTAGTTTCAAGTGGAAAACTACGTGGATTTGATATGTACAAGTCTAACAATATCGCTGCAACATCAAATGCAACTGGTAAAGTTATGGCTGGTCATATGTCATCTACTGCAACTGCTAATACTATTCTCTCAACAGAAGTGTTAAGAGACCCAACATCGTTTGGTGACATAGTAAGAGGCTTACATGTCTATGGTGCGAAAGTACTTAGAGATGACGCTTTATGTAGTGCATTCTACGTGATTGACTAATTGTCAAAACTCGGGGGAGGCTTCGGTCTCCTCCACTTTTTAAATAGGAAATAAATATGTACGGTAAAAATAAAAGAGAAAAAATGACTTACGGTGGTAGTATGGCTAAAAAGAAAATAATGAAAGATAAACGTATGAAGTATATGGACGGTGGAAGTGTCAAGATGGATGGATGCCAACCTGTTTATAACGGTACACCTAAAGCAAAGGCTAACTAATTATGAAAGTTAAAGCACCAAAAGGACACCATTGGATGAAACAAAAAAATGGTACGTTTAAATTAATGAAACACACAGGTAAGTTTGTAAAACACAAAGGTGCAAGTTTAGAAGCAAATTTTCCAATTCAAAAGGTTCATAAAAAATAATGGCTACAACATATCTTGACATAACTAACGAAGTATTAAGAGAACTTAATGAAGTTATTTTAACTTCTGCTAATTTTGATTCTGCAATAGGAATACAAGCATTTGTAAAAGACGCTATTAATAAAGCTACATTTGATATAGCTAACGAAGAACCACAATTACCTTTTTTTGCTGCAGGTACAAGCGGAGCTACTGACCCTTTCTATGGGAATGTTTCAGTTGCTACAGTTGCAGGAACAAGATGGTACACTTTAAAAGATGGTAGTTCTAGTATTACTACAGACTATGCATCAATAGATTGGGATGATTTTTATTTGACCACTATTAACGTAAGTGGAGAAACAACTCCTTATGTCTCTAAAGGATTAAAGTTTCTTACTCTTGCAGATTGTAAAAGATATTATAGAGACAATGAGAATGCAGATGATGCAGATACACAAAACCATGGAGAACCACAGTTTGTTATAAAATCTCCAGACCACAGAAAGTTTGGATTAAGTCCAATACCAGATAAAGTTTATAACGTACATTTTTATGCTTTTGAAAAACCTACAAGGTTATCTAACTATGATGATACTATTGTTATGCCAGACCAATATAGTAATGTTATAACTGCAAAAGCTCGATACTATGTACATCAATTTAAAAATAATTTACAACAATCTGCATTTGCTTTAGACGATTATAAAAAAGCTGTAAGACATATGAAAAGTAATTTAATAAATCCAGCTCCTAAGTATATGACAGACGATAGGACATATTTCTAAATGGCATCAGGACAACCCTTTTCAGTATCGTTAGCAGGTGGATTAGATAAGTCTACAAACTCGTTAGCTTTACTACAAACACCCGGAGTAGCTACAAAGTTAAGAAACTTTGAAGTTTCTATAGAGGGTGGATATAGAAGAATTAATGGATTTAATTTATTTGGCGGAGATGATTCTGTAAGACCAAATGGTAGTAATCAAGTTAGAGGTTTAGTTGTTTATGCTGATGGAATAGTTGCAGTTGTTGGTAACAATATTTATTTTAGTGTAGATGGAACAAGTTGGTTGCAGGTAAATAAAGATAGTGTAGATGCTGCCGGAGACAATTACTCAACCTTTACAGGTCGTAGTGCATTAAGTTTAAGTTCAGTAGGTCAATGTGAATTTACAATATATGAAGGTCTTACTGATTATGGTGAATTAGTTATAACAGATAAAAGCGGTAATAATAAACCATTTTTATTTTATATGACTGGTACAGGAGCTTTAAACAGCAGAACTTTTTTTGCTAAACAAATAACTTTTGACCATACTAACACAGCTAAATTTTGTACAATACATGATAATCATTTAGTATTAGCTGGTAGCTCAACAGAACCTCAAACTGTTTACTATAGTCATACAGGAGACATAGATAACTTTACAGGTACTGGAGCTGGAAGTATAACATTAGAAGATAAAATTGTAGGATTAAAAAGTTTTCGTAAAGAATTATTTATTTTTTGTAGAAACTCATTGTTTAAATTAGAAAATATTAATGATGCTGCAACTATAAGAGTTGTACCTATTACAAAAAATGTAGGATGTATAGACGGACAAACTATACAAGAAATAGCTGGTGACTTAATATTTTTAGCACCTGATGGTTTTAGAACCGTAGCTGGTACAGCAAGAATTGGTGACGTTGAGTTAGGAACTATAAGTCAAGCTATACAACCTATAATAAATGATATTGTTCAAGGTTCAGCAGTCTATGAATTTAGTAGTGTTGTTATAAGAAACAAGTCTCAATACAGAATGTTTTATACAAGTACTACAGATACTTCAGCTACGTCAAAAGGATTGATAGGTGTATTAAGACCACAAGGATTTGAATGGTCAGAAACTTTAGGAATACAAGCACCTGCAATTGCTTCAGGATTTGCTTATGACGGAGAAGAAAAGTTTGTCCATGGTGATAAAGACGGTTATATTTATAACCATAACGTAGGGAATACTTTTAATCCTGCAGGTGTAGAAACAGCGATAAGTGCAGAGTATCAGTCTCCAGATTTTAATTACGGAGATTTTGGAACTTTAAAAACTTTAGACTATATTAAATTATCTATAAAACCTGAAGCATTAGCACAGCCTACGTTAAGAATTAGATTTGATTATGATAGTAACGAATCACCACAACCACCAGATATTGAATTAACTGCAGTACCAGAACCAGCTCTTTTTGGAACTGCTAAGTTTAACTTACAAGCTTTTGGAGCTTCTGAACAACCGTTGGTTAGACAACCATTAACAGGTAGTGGACACAGTAACTTTTTTAAAGTTTTTAGTTCAGATACAAGAGCACCTTATACTATAAACGGTATTTACATAAATTATAGACCTGCAGGAAGGCAATAGGAGAAATATAAATGGCACAATCATATACAAGACAAAGTTCGTTTGCAGATGGGGATACAATTACTGCAGCACTTTTTAACAATGAGTACAATCAATTAGTAAATGCATTTAGCTATAGCTCTACAAATGAAGCTACAACTGGACACAGACACAATGGTAGTGCAGGAGAAGGTGGTAACATTCCACAAATAGGAGATTTAGATTTTCTTAATAAAATTGTTGTTGATAGTACTAATAATAGATGGGGATTTTATGTACAAGTTGCTAGTTCTGCAGTAGAACAACTTAGATTACAAGACGGTGCTTTGATACCTGTTACAGATAGTGATGTAGATTTAGGTACTAGTTCTTTATACTTTAAAGATGCTTACATTGATTCAATTACTACAACTGGTAATGTTGCAGTAGG